CTTAGCTGTATATCCAACTTTATTTAGGTATTCAATCCATTCGTGTTGATGTTTTGAGGCGTAAGATTTTCTATCTTTCTTTATTTCTAAAAAAAGACCACATGATTTTCGGGTAGGGTAGCAGATTTGTAGGTCTGGGAATCCTTTTACATATCCGCTAGCTTTCGCTTTTACGGCTTGGGTAAAGGATGTTCTTATCCCTCCTAAACTCGCACAGAATTTAGCTAAGGGATATTGCAGTAATAGGTATTTAACTACTGACTTTTGGAGTTCGTACTCGCTTTGACTTTTTGATAATCCGTTTTTTGTTGTCTCGTTTAACTTTTGGCTTATCTTCTTTTTCTTTTTCATCTTTTAATTGTTGAACAGATTTAATAAGCTCTAAAAGATTCTTGTCGGTATTATACATAATCTTTATTTTATTATTAATCTGATAATATCTTACATCAACTCCAATGAGCCAAAGTAATAAAATTCCGCAAATAATGTATAATGTTGTAGTCATATTTTTATTTTTCGTTAATTTTTTCTAATTCAAATTCTAAATGAGCTATAGCTTTTTTAATACAATCAACAGGAGTATCATGTTTTCTATAAGCTCTTAATATATATGTTGTTGCTGTCGCTAGATGGTATGTTAAATCAAAGTTATCACAAACTTTTCTTGCTTGATAACCTTCTTTACCCTTATAATATTCAGGAACTCTTTTATCTCTAGATAATAAATGTTTATCTGTATTAGTCATTGTGTCTAATGTTGTGCTCATATTCCTGTCAAACTCATAATAATATTTACTCTTGTCCTTTTTCATCTAAATAGTCAATAAGTTGCTGAGGAGTATATATAGTTAAATTGTTATTATAACTTTTATATATCATTGTAAACTCTGGTTCTACTTCGTTAAAAGTCCATAAAACCCTAACCCCATTTTCAATCTGTTGTCTCAATAATCTTTTTATATTATTAAATTTCATAATGCAAATATATAAATTAATAATTCATAATAAGTAATTCTGTGCCTTTATTTTGTTTCTTACCCTTCTGAGCTCCAGCAGCTTTGTTAAATTCTTTACTCTCCCATCTGTATTTATCTTTAGGCAACCACTCACTTAACAAATCAAAATCGTAATAAGACAAAGCGAACTTACCTTTTATTCTTTTCAAATGTGTTACTAATGTATTATGGTCATCACTATCAAAATCATGATTTGAATAATAATCTTCTGTTTTCCAATATGGAGGGTCAACATAAAAGAATGTTGATGGACTGTCGTATTTTAATATTATATCTGTATAGTCTAAACTATGCACATCTGTAATCTTTTCTAATTTATCTATGATTTTAGGGTCTTGTAGTTTATTTATTAAACTATCATACTTACTACCATACTTACCTTTTAAATCAATAAAACTACTTTCTAATACCTTACTACCACTAAACACTTGAGTTGCGCAATAAGCGTATTGAGCTGCTATTGGATAAATACCTAATGGTAAATCAAAACCACCTTCAGCTATTGCGTTTAAGTAAGATTGAAACTTATCAAACCTTTCTTTGTCTTGCGATTCAAACATTTGTAATGTTGTAAGCATAAGATTTGTATCTCTAAAACACTCAAACATATTTGCCATAAATATATTTTTATCATTGTATACAATTTTTTTAAGTTGAGGTTTAGAATCTATATCTCCCTTGATATATACCCAAAACGCTCCACCAAAAACTTCTACATAAGTTTCTATATCATCAGGGATATACTCACATATCCATCCTGCCATTCGGCTTTTTCCTCCTATATAACTAATCATCTTTTTTCTTTTTATTTAATTTATCTATATTTTTTATTAATTTATCTCTGTTGATATTACTAACGATTCCTTTTTCTATTTGAGTTACTATATACATTCCTGATATAAGCCCAACTCCAAATGTTATTATTGATAGCATATTATTTATTATTTAGTTTATTATATTCGTTAATTGCCTCTTGGAAATATAATTGATTATAAACCTCACTTACCCTTATGTAAAATATCTTAAGATACCTTTTGTATATAGCTAGGTTTTTACCATCACTTAATATATTATATCTTTCATTAGGTATGTTTGTTGCAGACCATTTAATATCAATTAATCTCATTGTTTTAATTTTTTAATTTCTTTATTCATAATCTTAAGTCCTGTTCCCTTCCTGCTTCTGTACTTGAGCCGTTTATCTTGTCGTTCTGGCTCTTTACTAGACTCATTCCATATTAATTGTCTATGTTCTTTTATCCATTTGTAATAATTCTGAACATTCAACACAAAACTATCTGTCCCTCTTACTCCTTGTCTAAAAGCTTGAACTATATCCTCAAAATATAAATTCTTAAAATCTTCCTTAACATCATAAGCTAAAGACTTAGCTAGTATAACAATATGTTTCTCATCCTTTAACTGTCCTAGCTCAACCAATGTTTTACTTATTAAATCAACACACATTAGTTCTAACTCTTTTATATCTATGTCTTTTATCATCTTATTTGGTCTTTTCTTATTATTAATTTATCTGTAAACTTACCTTCCTCATCTTCTAATATTAACATATTAAGATTATCTACTCTCATAATTATTTTATCTCCCACCACTAATCTAATCTCATATCTTTCAAAATATCTGCCGTTTTCTGGATGAACACTATACCTATCTCCTTCTGAAGATAATACATAAGCGTCTAAAGATTTATCTGTTAGTTGATTTAATTCCATTTGGGTCATTTTACTTCTATGTTTCATTAACTATTATTTACTATATCTCTAGCTTTCTGCCAAGAGTCTATTTGGTTTTCTACTTTACTTGATTTCTTTGAGTTTGTTGAGTTATTCTCCCAAGTCCTTAAAGAAGCCTTCCAATCTTTCATAGAGTTCTTTCCAACCTTCCATCCGTTACTTTCGTAGAAATCTATGAATGTTTCAGGGTTTACACTATTACCTCTCTCCAAACAATATTCTTTAACCTCCTCTATAGTTGGCTTCTTAAACCTTTTAAATATAGGTTTATCTAATTCTCCTGTATCTAATGGGCTAATATCTGATAAGTCAACATCTCCTATACTATATAAGTCATACTTATCTATAAGTTTTATAACTGATTTATGAGCGTTAACATTTTCGTTTAACTGTCCATACTGAAAGTTTATAAATTTAGGTACGAACCATTTATTACCATCATCAAATATCTTAATGTTTTTAGAGTAATGTTTTATAGCTTCTTTTTTATTTATCTTAGACCCTATTCTAATCTCAGCCACCTCTAAATCAACATCCCATACTCCAGCATGATTACAGTCATCTAATATGTATAACCATAGTAACTTATATTTAGTAGGTAAGCTTCTTATATATCCTTTCTTCCATTTTTCTGTATCTGTAAATCTTTTAGGCATAATTATTTATTTTAGTAGTGATTATTAATAACATTATTTACTTTGTCTAAGGTTGGATTTTCATCAACATCATATATTGATTCATCATAATAAACCTCAGCTTTACATCCCTTGCAGTATCTATAGTTATCTACTTTTGAAATAGACTCTACAACCTTATCTCCACAATAGTAACACAACTCCTCTCCATCTTCATATACAACCTCGTTACCATACTCATCTTCCCATTTATCAGTATCGTAGTAATGTCCTCCATAACCACCTCCCCAATAATTTTTACCTCCATTAGAAAAATCGTATGTTGTTTTATTAAACTCAGTATTAATATATTTCTCACATCCTAAATGAACTATAAGATTATATATTAAGTTAAGGCAATTTTCTGCGTCATAGAAATCTACAGTTTCACTATCTGTATGAGGGTTGTAATATCCACTACTCATGTTAGCTACACAAACATCTAAACCATTATCAACTAATTGCTCTACATCTGTCATAGCTCCGTTTGTTTCTTTGTATTCATGGTGTTGTAAAACAGGAGCAATCTTTTCTGAAAAATCTTTACCAAACAAATCCTTACCACCTATGTTGTTTACAAAATCATTATAACCTCTCCTGTCTGACTGAAACACATATCCAACATCTTTGAACCATTCCATATCAGCCTGACTACTACCTACACATCCAACTTCTTCTGAATGAAAGAATGCGCATTTAACTATCTCTAGGTCTAATAACATCTCTAAGCATATCCATACTCCTACATTATCATCTCCACCTACTCCTACTTGTTTTTGTTTGTCGTTACTAAATGCAAATAATACACCATCATTATCAAACACCTTAAAGTCTTTATGTATATCATGCACTGTATCTGTGTGGGAAACCACACAAGGATAGTTTTCTGAAATTCCCTTAGTAACATAAACATTATTGTTTTTTATTACTACTGATGCTTCAGGAATATTTTTTGTTACAAAATCTTTTATGTACTCTATCATCATTTCCTCTCTACCTGATGATGATTGAACTGATAATACATCAATCAGTCTTTGTTTAGTTTCATTCATATTTTTTTATAGTTTTTTAGGGTTAACGAAGGGTTCTCTAACCCTTCAAATCTTATACAAAGATACGAAATAAATCTGACACTACCAAATTATTTGGTGTTTATTTCTAAATATCTATTAATAACTGTAACAATGGTAGCAATATCCCCTTAGAAGTGTTGTTATCTCCACCTTTAAGGTCTAAGTTTGTGTTAAGAAACTTTCTACATTTTTCTTTAAGCTTCTCTGTTTTGATAAGGATAAAAGAATCCTTAGAGACAACAAAACAATAGTAATCAGCTTCTGTTTTAGAGAGTCCTGATGGTTTGCCACGGCTCTCGTATTCAACAAAGACACTGCCAGTTTCAGCAGCTTTTAAATCTGTCTTAACTTCTATTGATTTATCATTAAGTATATCTCCAAGTTCTTTCTCTTTTATCTGTCCTAATTTTAAATCGTATCTAAAATCATTAGAATACTCCATTTTTAGAACGGCACATCTCCACTATCAGAGGTCTTAAATTCAGATTCTGTAGTTTCCTTTTTGGGAGCTTCGTAAGTATTCTCAAAAGCGTAATGAGTAGCTCCTTTTTCTGACGGGGTTTTTCTTTCAGCTATTGTAATCTGTACCCATCCATTTTTTGCTATCTTTTGTAATTCATCTAATTTAAGATTAGCGTTAATTAGTGTTCCGTACTGAGTAGTAAATTCTTTAATACTACTAGCGATGTAATTTTTTTCTGCCATTTTGTAATTGTTTAATTGTTATTAATTTGTCTATTTTTTGATTTAT